ACAATACATTGATAAACAATGAAATTGTAGATGAAGTTAGGGCATTGGAAGAATCACAAAATGCTCCATCTGCAATTTTACTTGAAAATAATCTAACAAACAACACTCACAAAGTTGTTTTTATAACTTTTCCTGATAACGGTCATTTTGATGTGTCAACATTGTACAGTGAAATATTTCAAAAAAAAGCTCAAACAGTATTAGACGTATATGAAGATAAAATTCAAATAGAGAAAGGATATAGCTTTAATACTTTAAATTTAGAAAATAGTTACGATGAAGATTTAACGATTAGGAAAGAGGTTAAATTAGCATTTGATGCTTGGAGTCCATACTATAAAAGATTTTTAGATTCTTGTTTTAATTGTTTTGATGGAGAAAGTGACAATTATTTAAACGGTCTCTATTCTAGCACAAACAAATTATATAATCGTTTAATTTGTCATGAATATCCAGATGCTCAATTTGATCGTGACAAAAATATAATCGAACAACTATGTGAATTATATAAAATTACAGAAACAAATCAAGATAAGTTTGATTTAAATGAAATCATTCATAAATTGCAGCCAATATTGGCAAAAGAAAATTTAAAATTAAATTATAGATTAATACAGTCTAAAAATCAATTTCAAGAATTTGAAATTATGATTTATCCCATGGTACATGATGCAAGAAATGATATATTTTATTTTACCCTAGATCATTTAAAAAATATAGAATTATTAAACTTTACAGTAGTAGAAGAATTAAAAAATTGGGAGTCTGATCGTAGAAAATTTGGACATATTTCTTTAAAAATAATCAAACAAGATCGTATAAGATTAGAAGTTTTAGCTTCTTATGGGGTGTTTTAATTATTGCTTGTAGCTCCAGCTAAAACTGACGTGCTTTCAATAGAAACAACTCTATTGTAACCTTCAATAGAGCCGCCACCACCTCCTCCGCCTCCGCCAGAGCCGCCGCCGCTGCCTCCACCTCCTGCTTGGCAGTTTCCACCAGGACCTTGACTGCCACTACTACCATCATTACCCCTAGCTCCTGCAGAACCCCAACCTCCACCAGATCCACCAGATCCGCCAGCGCCGCCACCGTTGCCTGGATTATTCCCAGCATCTCCTCCTGCAGCAGTCACTAAAGTAAGTGTAGAGCCATTCCAGCTATATCCTTGACCCACGCCACCATTTCCACCAGATCCACCGCTGTCACTTCCACCACCAACGCCGCTATCACAAGATTCACAATATTGCCAACCAGCAAAATCACAAGAAAAACCTCGTTTATTTCTACCTCCCCCACCTTCTTGTCCACCACCACCACCACCACCGCCAGATCCGCCGCCGCCATAAATTCCAGCACCAGTTCCAACAATTTGAATATTTGATAATGTTCTTAATGATAAATTACCAGAACTTCCACTACCTCCTGTTCCCCCATTTCCACCACCACCTGCGCCAACAGAAGTTGCACGATGACCAAAAATACCTCCAGATGTTAATTGAATTTTAATAGTAGAGCCAGCACCTGATGGAATAGTTAATGCTGGATTTGAATTTTGTGAGATAATAGAGCCATTTACATTAATGGTTTTTCTAATTGGTTGTGTATAATCAGATCCAAATAAACTTGTGCTGGCGTTTAAATTTTCCTCTACATTTGTAATGTTAGCAGTTATTGAAACGTTTACTCCATACATATTACTTGCAGAAATAGTTCCGCTTGTAGGAACGGAACCATTTGTTGAAGCAGTGGGGACATAAGTTCCATTCCTATACAGTTCACTCATAGAAACTGATCCTGAACCAGTTTCTTTTATTTTAGTTCTAAGTTCACTAAAAGAAACTGATCCCGAAGATGTAACTGGGTTGGTGACAATCTGTATGGTCATTTCTTTAAATTACTTATTTTCTAGTTTATCTAGTCTATTAGATAGTTCTTTGATCGCTTCAATAAGAAGAGGAACCAGTTTTTCATACTGAACCGTCAAGTAATCAGGATTTGCAGGTGCTGGTTTAACAGCTTCAGGAAGAACTGCTTGAACATCTTGAGCAGATACACCAGCAATTCTTTGATTTGAAGTAAATCCTAGGCTATATGCAAGATCATTAAAGTTGTAAGTAAATCCATGCAACTTGCAAACTTTATCAAGAGCATTTTCAATTGGTTCAATATTTGTTTTCAGTCTAATGTCAGAAGCAAATGCTGTAATATCACCAGTTACTGATAAGTTATTAGATGATGGATTGTAATAAATTCCAGCATCAGTATAAAGATTTTCATTGGTTGCAGAAACATTGTTACCATTTACAAAGGTTAGGTAGAAATTAGCATTAGTTGCAATGGCGTTAGTTTTAATCAGAGTTGCAGAATCAGCATTACCAGTAACATTTCCAGTGACATTACCACTAACACTGCCTGTTAATGGACCACTGAAAGACGTTGCGGTAATAGTTCCAGCACTGAAGTTTCCAGAAGCATTACGTTGAACAACATAATTTGCCGTATTGGCTGATGTCGCATTAAGATTAATTGTCTTACTTTCGCTGTTATTAAATGCAGTGCTATTTGTGATTGTTAATGCACCAGAAACACCAATGCTATACTGAAGTGCTCCGTTATATTGTGTTGCACTGACTGTACCAGCATTTAATTGACCAGTGAAGGTGGAGACTCCAGCAACTGTAAGACGATTAAGTGCCGCAGTACCTGCACTTTGTACAATATTATTGCCACTATTATTAAATGTGGTGATTCCTGTATGAACAGTGTTAGTATTATTCAGGAATGGTAATGTAGAAATACCACTTACATTTAATGTTGTTGGATTTAAAGTGTTAGCAACAACATTTTGAACAAATGTGGTTACACCAGAAACTCTCAATCTATTAAGTTCTGCGGTTCCTGCAGTTTGTTGGATATTATTAGCACTACCACTAAATGTAGCAATACCAGTTACACTTAAATTGGTTAATCCAATACCTGCTGTTCTTAAATTAGGGAACGTTGCAACTCCTACTGTTTGTTCAATATTTCCACGGAATGTTGAAACACCTAAACAATCAATTGTACCAAATGTAATGTCATTGAATAAACCACCATTATCAAAGGTAACAATACCTGTAACTCTAAGTTGCTGAACAATAGCACCACCATTTCTAATATCAAGAACGTCTCTTGGAATTGATGTATTAATACCAATCTTATCTGGTGTAATTACAGTAAGATTGGTTTCTTGGCTAACTAAACCAAATCTCTTCCAGTTGCTAGCACCAACGTTTACCCAACCAAGATAACCACCTGTAGTAGATGAAGAACTGAATACAATATCTCCTTGCGTTCCACTATAAGCTGGTGTAGAAATTCCAACGGTTAGTGATCTAGTCTGTGCAGCATTTCCCTTCATTAAGAATTGAACTGCCTCAATACCAGATGCAGAGTTTGAAGTTACTTTATTATAGAAGTTTAAAGGACCTCTGAATTCAGAGGATTGTACGTTACCACTACCACCATTAACCTGTAAAGTATTGGCAATCGTAACATCATCATAACTTACAGAGAGGCTGGAGTCTGCTTCGCCAACAAATGTTTGAGTAGGAATATTAACAGAGACTTCCTCGCCACTAACAGGATCAATAATCTTGTTACCAATGTAGAACTCACCAGTATCATTTGTACCAGTGTAAGCTACTGTACCACCATTTTGTGAAATAGATTGGGTTAATAACTGCTCCTCTCTGGTAAGGTTTCTATTTTGTCTTTGTGGTAAAGCAACAGAATAGTTACCATGACCAAAACCAACATATTCAAATGTATGACCAGATGCACGAAGAATACTGTGTCTTCTTAGTTCAGTTGGAACTACTCGGATTCTTCTTAATGTAGAGTTAGCATCATGAGATTCTGCCTTTGTGCCAAACTGTCCTCTAAGAATATTTGCAGTATTAGTTGCAGTGCTGATACCACCAGAGATTCTCATAACCTCATGGTCAACCTGTACATAATCACCAGTATTAAATCCAACAATACTTGCTAAAGTAATTGTGCTAGCAGTTGTGGTTAAACCTGCAGAAGAAATTGTACCAATACCTGCATAGAATGGAATCATTCTACCGCCAAGTTTTTCATTAATTTGGCTGGTATTTTCATTTTGTGATGCAATAGCATTTCTAAGAAGAAATACACTTCCCCCAGTAAATGCAGCGGTATTAAATCCAGCGCCAACATAGAAAGTAAAGCTAGTAATTCCCAGTCTTTCTTTTAATGTAAAGGTTCCATTGTAAACTGTTTGCGCCGATCCTACAATAGTAAACTTATTACCTACTGCAAGACCATGAGATTGTGAAGTAATTACAGTTACAATACCAGTGGTTGTATCTGTATATTGAATATCGGTGATTCCTTTAGTTTCATCCGAAAGATATAAGAATCCAGTATTCGCGCTAGTGTAAATGCCAGGATTTACTGATGAAGTTACAGTTACTGATCTTGTACTGGTAATGCCAGAGATTCTGAATAAACCATTATATCCGCTATAGAATCTATTTCCTGTTGTACCAACACCAACAACTTGAATACAATCTCCAACATTATTATTGAGTTCTTGAACTCTGACAATTGCCTGTTGCCAACCAGCACGAGTGGTAACACCAACAACAGCCATGGTTACGCCAATGCCATAACCAGAACCACCATCAACCAGAGTTACACCATTGATAGTACCAGCAGCACTGACTGAAATGTTTGCTGTAGCGCCTTCACCAGTAATTCCAATACCAATTAGAGATGCATTATAAAGAACCGTTGCAATACCACTATAACCATAGTTTGTACCAAAACCACTAATAGAAAGTCTTCTAATAGAATTTAAGTTATGTTGCACATCAGTATAGTAAGTGGTAACACCAGAAGTATGAATTGCATTTGTAATTGCAACACCAACTCTATTGTCTTTGAAGAAAGTCTCTACAACTTCTTTAGTAATGCTGTTTTCTCTATCATTTACATGAACTTTTCCTAACTTTTCATTAGACGCATAGCTAACTGCAGCAATTGGATCGGTATCATAATTATCTCTATCTCTGGTAGGATATAGATTTGCAATGTTTTGTGGGTATTCATCGCCGATAAAATAAGCATCATTAGGAGAAACATTATTAAGTAAGCATGTTAGATGGTAAATACCATCTGCTTTATTAAATTCTTGTTCTTGAACCGTATTAATTCTGTAAATTGTGTAGGTGTTTCTATATGCATCTCTAGAAACTGTTGGCAGATTTTCATCACGGCTGGATGAAACATTAATATAAGCACCAGGATTTGAAGAAAGATTGACAGTAAATCCTTTGCTGCTGGTAATTCCTACGATTGGGAATACGCCATTAAATCCAGAATTAGCTGCGCCAACAGGGTTGTTTACACTCTTAATTTTATTAATTTTTACTCGGTCACCCGCATTTAAACTATGTGGTCTTTCTGTAACAACTGTACAGATTCCAGCAGATTGATCGTGAACAACACTGTGAATAATTCTAAGATTTCTTTGATCTGTTGGATCAGTTACAGTTGCAAACTCAGCAGCGTTTCCAACTCCAACAGTTTTACTTTCTTGAATAACATAACCAATTGAAGGTGGCTTAGCATTTGCTGCAGTTGTGCCATATTCTTTTGGAATGATGTATCTAAATCTATAAATTCTATCTTCTACAGCTCTAGTGTCAGACTGACGGGTAATATAAGACTTAGAGCTAGCATCTGTTAAGGATGATTTATATTGAATGAATGCTGGATAAATTGTATTTTGTGAGGTCGTTGCAGCACCAACAACATACCAATTTTTTCTTGCAGTATCATATTGAATTGGGTGACCAAAATCACCAGGAATCTTATCAGATACTCTACTTACAATCGTAAGCAAACCACCAGAAGTATTTGATAATGTTAGAGGAACAGGTGTGCCTGTGATTGCATCATTAAAGCTCTTTGCAAGTTGTACTTGATTAGCAGACAATCCACTAACAATTGCATAATAAATGACATCTGCAGATAAGCCATCTGGCATTGCAGCATTATCACTGAATACTCTTACAGATTCTCCAGTAAAAAGTTCATGGTTTCTTTCAAGGTTAAATGTGGTATTTGATGTAATGCTATTAGCAGCGCCAACACGAATTACTTTATAAGACTTTTCTGCCGATGTAGTGCTTTCTCCCGAAGGAACCTGCATCAAAATTGGTGATGATACAGTTACTTCTGAAGATGCTGTAGAAACAACAACTTTTAAGAGTTCTCCAGACTTAGCACCAATTCTATAAGAACTTAGAATGTTTGGTGGTGGATTATCAGGATCATTGAAATCGTAGAGATATAGTCTAGAAGTTGTACCTACGCCAGCTGTTGATGTTGACAGTCCAACATCTAAAGATACCCAACTTACGCTTTCTTCAGATTTATCAATTTCTTTTGGTGGAATGACGTGAGTAATATAACCAACATCATCACGATCAAACGATTGAAGTTGATAACCTCTTGATACTAAAGATTTTGCACCAAAGTTGGAGTTGGAGTTGGTGATTGACATGTCACCACCAGACTCTGCTAAGAAGTGATTAGCAAATCCAATAGCAAAGATTGATACGCACTGAATGAATGCTCCATTAGCAGCACGAATATGATAATTATTATATGCTGGCTTGTAAATTGCCTTTGAGTTTAAATGTAAAGGCTTATTTGCGTTTGAAGTTGTATTATTGTCTTGATATTGCCCCGTAGTCTTATCATAAATTACAAACGCATCATCATCTTTTTGTAGACCAATACCAGTAAACTGTGCAACAACAATAGATTTGAATCCTGTTGCGCTTGCACCATCAGCATTAAGACCGCTCATGCCATAGGCTGATCTTAAGCTGCAGTTGAAAATATATGGGGAAGCACCACTTACGCTATCAGGTTCAACAATAAGAGTTTCTCCACCAGTTAAAGAAGGATTTAAAGCACCTGGAGTTGCACTTGCTCGATACTGGAATCTTCTAGCACTGGATACACCAACAACATAATAAGAACCATTGAAGACTGTAGATGTAAATCCACTAATTCTAACAGAATCATCAATGTTTAAACCATGATCTAGTGCGCTATCGACAGTTATAAGATTTCCTACTGCTGCAGCACTAGAAATGCCAATATCATTTGCGTTGACAGCACCAACAATTTTAAATTCTGGAGTATTTGGTTCAAAATCCAATGTTGATGGGAAATCACCAATTGCTCTACCCGAACTATCACCGTAAGCTTGAGCAACTTTATAATAATACATCTGCAAATCAGATAATGCAGATGATGTTCCAACACCAACACCATTTACACCATCAGCATACTCAAATACTGCTAATTTGTGGTGAGAGAAGGTAGGTGTTTTAGTATTGCCATTGTAGTCATAATAAACCGAATTGTTTAGATCACCATCAAAGGCAGAAAACTGCCAAAAATAACAACCACCAGTAAGCTTAAACATTGCTGTACTGGTAATTCCTGCATTTGCTGGATCAGGAACAAATTTTGGTCTAATTTTTGTTTTACGAAGATCTAAACCAACAATTGATGTTCCTCTTGGAACAATTACACCACCAATGGTAGAGTTAAACTTATAAAGAACGTTGGAAGGATCTTCAATGTCATAATTAGAGGTATTTGTTAATTCTGTTAATGATGCTAAATTACCATTAATATCTCTATATTGAACATTACCACCAACGTTTGCAACAGATAATCCAGGTCTGTTATCAACATTATAAGTACCTGGATAAACTAAAACTGTAGTTTTGTCAAACTTATCGTTATTTTGACCAATATTATACGAAAATCTTGCTGCTTCAATTAACGCCCTTTGAATCGTTTTGAAAGGTCTGGTTAACGAATTACCTTGGTTTTCAATACTATCGGTTGCGTCTAAATCTGATGGATTGACGTATAGAATGTTACCATCAGTGTTCTTTAAGAAATTTTCTAATCTGCTTAAAGGCATGGAAATATAACCATAAAGGAGCTATTATGGTTTATTTATATCATGGAGAATAGGGGACTTGAACCCCTGACTTGCAGCTTGCAAAGCTGCCACTCTACCAACTGAGTTAATTCCCCTGGCGGCCCTTTTGTTTAACGGAGGAGTAGCCGATCCCCACTATAAGAATAAGATTTGGACTCTTATTCTGTTTGTAGGAAGAACCAGACATGTCACCTAATGAAGCACTTCTGGATCTTCCAAGCCCCCGACTGGATTTGAACCAGCGACCAATGGTTTACAAAACCATTGCTCTACCACTGAGCTACAGAGGCATTAATCTTGTGGCAACATTTCTGGATTTTCCAGTTCCAGTTCAAACAACATTGGATGACACTGCTCATCAATTAAATAAAATGATGTTCTGTATAAATCCTCTGGTTCGTACCTTCTTTCTTTGTCTGCCACTTCTATCAATTCCAGATCAGTAATTGACTCATCTGGAAGTTCGTCAAAAGTAAAAGGAATGCCTTCTATAAAGTACATCAAGACAATTTGCATTCCCTTGTTGTACCAAACATATCTAGCGTCAATACGATATTTCATTGACGATCTTTTCTTTTGTTTATTTAGATACCAAAAAACCTTTTTGGCATTTTTTTGGCGGGATTTTTTTCCGACCTTTTTTGTAACCAAAAGTCAATTTTGGTTTAGGTAGGGCGAGGGAGACTTGAACTCCCACGGGCATAAGCCCAACAGATTTTAAGTCTGGTGTGTCTACCGATTCCACCACCGCCCCGTGGTATGCAGTAATTATAGCATGGAGGTTATAGGCTGTCAATAGGTCAGATCAAAAATAATTAAAGTTTATTACTATCCGATAATTTGAATTTGTACAAGTGGTTCCTGTATGTAGTATGTTACCATCAAATTCGACATACCTATTTGCAACACTTTCCACTTTAGAACCATCTTCAAATTTTGTGTAGCCGTTATTATCATTTAAGTAATATATTCCAGTCTTAAAATTTGAAAATGGTTGGTCTGTATGGTAACCATGTTCTATTATTTCATGAGTTCTGGTTGTCAGATTACATTTTATTCTAACTAAAGCTTTGGGTTTTAAGTTATCAATAAAAGGTGTCAACAACTCAATGTAATCACTAGTTGGTCTAAATCCATGATAAAACCCATGATAAAATTGAAAGTTATAATTTGGGTTACAAAATTTTTCGTGATAATCGTCAAGAACTTTACTGTAATGCCAAGGAAAACTATCTGATGTTATTCCTTGTTGCAATTGTAAAAAATCTTTTTTGGATAAAAAATTATCGATTATATTCATTTGTGTAAATTGGTGGGTGAAAATTACAATACTCGTTAAAAGTAATTTTCATTTCTTTGTTAGTCAATCTAGCATGTGCTGCTGCTTTTGGTAGGTTCCATTTTGCATGGAACAGCATTTCCATTGCTTGTCTAGTTTCTGGTCTCATAAAGTTTCAAAATTGGTGAGGAGGAGATTTCTCTCCTCCAGCAACTTCCTTCACACGGACTATTATATTATAGCATCGTTTGTTGGGTCTGTCAAGATAGTGAGAATAGAACTCATTCTAGTGCTGTCTGCTTGCATACGTTCTATTCCTTTCCTTAAACTATATCTTCTAACTTCTGCTTCAGTTCTTTCCGACTTTAAAGTATTTGCAGTTGTAATTATTGTAGATACTTGTGATCTCAACGCAGTAATTTCACTTTCCAAAGTTGCGATAGCAGCTTTACATGCGGTGCAAGTTGCATTATCTCCTGCTGTAGGTGTGACAGTTGTAATACCATTTGTACCTGTCAAATAACCAGGCCCTGTAAGAGAATAGTAAGTTCCTAAAGAAGCTCCGCCATTATTTGAATAAACATTGAACGATCCAATGCCACTTGTTGCAGAAGATAAAGTATTGCTTGTTATATTTCCGTAAGGCTGATCTCCATTATAAGATGCTGTGTTTATATTCCAAGTGTTTGCTTGTGCAACATCTTGATTGACAGTTGTAGTTGTTGTGGTTCCACAACCTACCACGTTTTGTGCCGTGGATCCGATGCTTATGATTTGCTGTTGTTTTGCAACAATCTGTGCAGTGATAGAAATGATTTGATTATCAAACGCTTGAATAGATGGCAAAAAATCATCAATTCTATCTTCGGTTGGCGCAATGAGTGGTGTGATTGCACTTACAGCATCTGCGTTTTCGCCAATCTTATCATTTAGATATTTAATTACACGTTTTGATTTTTCAGTTGCCATTATTAATACCTATAAAGTCTTGTCCTGGATAATCTTTAACCGAAGTACCTTCATACTCTACTACTAATTTATCTAGATCTTTTCTTTCAGCAAATACTGTATAATGACAATAAACTTTTGTTAGTTTCTCCGACCCAACTACAATTTTTTCTGATGTAATATCCTTAACGTGTAAAGTTGCGTCGGAATGTTTCCATGCGGTTAATTGAACTGTGATAGAATTTTCATCTACAAGATCTTTCCAATACTCAGGAAGATAGATGATGTGTTCACCTTCAAGTTTCCCTCTATAAAATACAGCAATCTCTGGCCCCTCAATCGCAACATGTCTAAGACGATGATTTGGTTTTGATGGGTGTGGAATATCAAAAGGCTTTGCTGGTAATGCTTTTGCCAGATTAACTTCTGTTGTTACATCACCAAGTCCAGTAATTGTAATACCAGTGTTAGCTGTGATTCTAGCGTTAGCAGTAATCGCACCATTTGAAGTAATTGTGCCTGTAAAAATTGCATCCTTAAATGTTGCAAACTTCTCAACAAAAGCTACGCCATTAACATTCAATAAAGTCTTAATGTAAGTTGGAGCAAGAACGTCAACAAGACTTCCTTTGATTGTTGTTAAAGGACTTGTTAATGTTGTTGCTGTTGTGGCTAAGATGTTGTGGTTGATGGCACTGGCTTGCAAACCAATTCCAGGAAACGGAGCAACTCCATCACCTAAGGCGCTGATTTTTAATGCAGCTCCTCCTGGTGTATTCGTTGATGGAATAATATTAACAACTGCAGTCTTAGGGAATGCAGGCCCCATAATTCCATCAATCAAAGTTCCACCAACAATCAAAGGCCCGTTAATGGTTGCAAGACCTGGAAGAACTGTAGGATTCTTAGGAATAAAAGTTGGATCTGAAAGTCCAACATGCAAAGTATTTTCTGCTGCTATCGAAGGAAAATTCATAATGTTATCCGATTCCAGTTAAACTTTTTAATAATGTTCCAGTGGCTCCAAGTATTCCCTTAGATAAATCTAAAGTCGATCCGCCAGTGGACATACTGCCTGCAATATTTAAAAATGTTTGCCCAGCAATATCCATTGCAAGACTAGCATTCATTGTCACATTTGTACCTGAAATTTTAATTGTATCATAAGATGATATATTGATATCATTTGTTGCAAGTATATCTATGTTGCCATTTGATTGATCTTCTGTTTCAGGACCTGATGCAGAAATGACTACGTTTCTACCAGACAAATATAGTGTTCCCTGTGGCGCTTCAATAACTACATCACCTTTCTTAGCGCAAATCCATTTGGCTGGAATGTGTGGCTGTTTAGCATCGGCATTAGCTTGCAGCTCTGTTCCAACAACTTCAACAGAAACACCACTGACAACTTTAACATTTCTACCATCATCCATCCCGTAAATTTCACCATCACCATTTTCACAGATCAGTGCATAATTTACTTTACCATGAATAGGCATGGTATTACCACTGTCTATTCTGTAACGCTTTTTTATTGTAGTTTTTACTTTACTCATCTCTGTACACAATCAACAACTTGAATCACTCTTCCAACTCCTAATGCACCAGCATCTTCTTTATTTACCTCAATAAAATCAAAGGTTGGTTTGACCTTTGCACCAGCACCAGTCAGACTTACTAATAATAGTTCTGGCAGTTCAGTAAATCCTGATCCAGGTGCAACAACATCAATGTTTAAAATAGATCCATTAGGCCCGTAAGTAATTTGGAACTCAGGTAAGGTGACTAAACCAATATCGTTATCACCAGGAATAACTACGATTGAAGTATCCTCACCATAACCAACACCAATATTATCTACATTAACACCATTGAATTGTGTTACATAAGAATTGGCGTTAGCATCTGTACTGCCATCAGAAGGTGCAGGTGCAGGCTCCGATCCATAGGTTTGTACGGTTTGAGTATTTAAATAACCAGATCCAGGTTCATCGATAACAATACTTGTTACCTGCCCACCATTAATAATCGCTCTTCCTCTAGCATTTTGTCCATTATTACATGAATCAATGAACGAAACATAAGGAGGTTCAAAATAACCACCGCCGCCATTAAGAATATTAGCACCAATAACTTGCCCAAGATTGTTTACAATCGCAGTTGCTGATGCACCATTACCACCGCCACCTAAGATTGCAATTGATGGAGGCCCGCATCTTAAAACATCTGGAGTGCAGCTTCCAAAGCTTAAGTCAACATCCTCAAGCCCAAGATCCTTATAAAGATCACTCTTTAAATTCTTAAGACCACCAACACCTGCTTGCTTTAATATCTTGTTGAAGTTATCAATTTCTTTTTGTGAGGGGCCATATCTAGTGGTATAGCTTTGTGGAGGTGTGCAATTTCTTGGTTCACAATTAAATAGATTTTTAATGAACCCAACAACATTCATTGCCTTGGCAAGAATATCATTTGCATTACCTAGTGCTCCACCTAAGAAATTACTTAACTGTTGAAGTGTAGGGCCAACTGCATCTGCTAAAGAATTGAACATGCTGTTTAGCATTTGTCCGACAAAATTTTCTACTAAGCAAGTTGCAGTTCCTAAGACTTGACCAACCAACGACTTTAATTGATTGACAACATAAGTAAATATCTTTTTGATAAACTTTTTGAACAAACAATATATTGTGGACATGTATGTTCTGATGACTTGTCCAGCAGCATTTTGTTTTGGTTTTGGAAACAGATCTGCAATCAACTTATCCATTTTCTTGGAATACTCATCAAATAACCATTTCATTCCAAGCTTAACCATGTCAGTGAATAGAGAAGCAATCTCCATTCCTGTCTCTCTAATTTCACTTTCAATGTTGCCTAACTTATTTGCAATACCACCAACATAAAGATTTGCATAAGCCTGATAGCCTTCTAATCTTGCTAGGAAATCTTCCAACTTATCTGTAATCTTAGAAATCTTATCTGACTTACATGGATTAGGTGGATTAGATTTAATATCACTCCTCTTGGCAAAACTTCCTGCTGCCTGGTCAACATTTTTATCAGTGGTTCTGGAGATTTTTTCTATACCAGACTTAGATACGCTCGTGGAAACACCAACGTTAGCAGGATTTCCTACACCAGTTCCTACATTCTGTCCACCATTGGCAGGTGGAACTGGAATTTGATGAGCACCTAATTCTCCAGGAGATACTGGTAAAAATTCAGAACTATTTTTGGACGCTACTTGTGCAGATGTAATTAAGTCACTAATGTTAGATCCTTTATACAAAGATCCAATGATAACTGGTTGCTGACCATCATCACCATCTAAAAAGAAGCCAAATACAGTCTCTCCACCTTGATACTCATGAGAATCACCTTGAGACAATACCCCATTGGCAACTCCAGGTGGAACTAATACATGTGCCCAAGGTAAATCAGCATCTGGTAGTTGACCACCTTCTTTAGTATGATAACCAAATATTCTTACCTTTACTCTGTTATAATATTCTGGTGGTTTTTTGCCGTTGATGATGTCTTGACCAGACCACTTACCAGTGGTAGGTAAAACAACCACGCCAAGCCACCACACGAAACCATCCCTTCCAAGGTAGTGTGTTCTAATTAGTTGGTTGGATGATTGATCAAGAAACATTAGTCTTCGTATACTTTACACTCTAAAGCATTAGGATTAGCGTCACAAAATAATTCTAATGGGGTTGGATCATGATCATCTTCAGGATGACGCTCATGATATTTTTGAAGATCTTCTAATTCACCCTCAATATGGCGGCGCATTTGTGGGGAAACTGTGGGATCACTTAAAATTTCTTTATCCTTTTGGATATGTTGTTGAATGTTTTCCATTTTATGCTAATTGCGTTTTAATGTCATATGAATCTTTAACCAATTCAAGCGCAGTGTAACAATCCTTCCCAGAAAACGCATGGTGTAATGCCGTTATCATATAGCGACCAGAACTAATTGATTCGTAATTTTTATTTTGCATTTGGGAAGCTGTCTCGGGTATTCTACACTCTATAATTTGACCTGCTCTTAATGAAGGATTACATGGAATAGTAATTTTTAATATCTGAGAGAATAAAAGATTGTACCTTACGACAGCTTCTGCTTGATATTTAGGTAGGTCTGGATACAAAGAATCTTTGCTTAACTTTCCAGTCTTATCTAATGCACCAACATCTAAAGTTCTAACAAAATATCTAGATGGGAAATCTTGCATGTTCCCTGGCAGTGGTGGATATGTATCTGTAAGATTACCTGATGAGGTTACAATCTCACCATTATACTTCTGTTTTAATTGAAAGTCAACAAACTTAGGTTCATTTGTATACAGATTGTAAAACAAACTTTTGTTTGCATACATTCCCAAACGCAATGAATTCAATACATCATTGTTCTTTTCAATATACGAATTTAATATCCTGTATTTGTTAGCAACACGATTTGCATTTGTAACATCTTCCTGAGTATAGATTGGAACATTAGTTCCGCCTTTTAATAGTGTGTTAATACTTTTAAATACAAATCCATCTTGTGTTTCAAAGAAAAAATATCCTGGTGATTTTTTGTCAGGCGCTACAGCTTTAGGACATAAGAAGTTAAGTAAATCAAATGGTCTTTTATTATTTCCTACAAAAGAATAATTATTAGAACTCTTCTCGGTTACAATTGTTTTATTACTTTTTAATTGGCGGAATATTTTTTCTGCACTGACTCCTACGTTACCATCAAATCGATTTGGAACTCTAACAATTTCATTCATTAGAGTTTCATAACTAGTCAACTCTAAATTGTAAACACTTTTTGTAGATTCTCTTAAAGATTGTATCGTTCTAATTCTCAATCCTTTTCCTGGAGTAGAAAAATTAATCTCTCCACCTTGAAAATCTGGCACATTAATTGATCCTAATAGTTCTTCTCCACCATATAATTCAAGTCCAGAACTTTTAGTAATATCAATTATAGCAAAACTAATTCTTGCTGTAACCCCTGGCGATAATACGTTTTCATAAAAAGAAAAACTCGCAATGGATTTTGCACCTAAATCAATCTCCTTTAAATTAGAACTTGATTTAAGTGGTTTTATTTTAAAGCTGCCATATTCAAAACTATTTTCTGCAGACATTAACCAGTGGGGGTGATGAAGAAAGGATTAGCCGTAATCTTATTTAGTGACAGATTTGGAGGTGTCGTGGGTTCATTTTGCTTTACTGGTGGTGAAACACTAGGATTATCTGGTGGAGCAACTAATGCTAGTAATAAAGATTCAGGTTCTTCTTTCGTATTATATGAAACAAGATTGTTGTTTTGATTATTAGTTTTTTTAGTTACTGGTTCAACTTTACTTTGAGGTGTATTAATTGCACTTCCTTTCCATTCAAAATGCCAAGGTTCATTTGATACTGTTGAATACCAACCATACTGACCACCATATCTTCGGATCCATTGTTGTGCTCCTGGTGAACTAATATCAATTGCAATTCCCCAACCATGTGCAGAAGTTCCTGGTGGTGCAGCTCCTGGATTTGTTGGACTCCATGTTCCAAGTTCTTCCTCTAACTTTGCCTGTTCTTCATAAGTTCTATAAGCACTTGACAATTTAAAATATACTTTATTTCTGGCGGCGGCAGCTTTCATTTGCAAGTAAGATTCTGCTGCTGGAGCCCATAGTTTAAACCCATCACCTACATCTCTTAATTGATCTGGTTTTAATCTTCCATTTGAACCGTCTGGTTTAGTTTCTTGCTGCTCCTGTATCTCTTCACTAATAACCATTGAGGCAACACCAGTTCCCAAAAATGTCTGGAGAATTTCTTTATTAAAACTTGTTTCTTGAGCAATTTCTGCCTTTTGTTTTTCTTCCTGTTGTCTCCTTTCATCTATTCTTTCAAGATCAGTTTTTTGTATTTGATTTGTTCTTTGCAATTCCTTTTCAAGTTCATGAGAACGTTTTTTTAATTGTTTTAATAAAGATAAATTACTTTTAATTAGTTTAGATGTTTTAATATAATCATACTTTGTTTTATCAATAAAGACAGTGATATCTTGTACTCTATCTTTTACAATATCAATATCTTTACTAATGGTTTCCGCAGTTATTTTTGCCATATCTACGCTTGCTTAACAGCATTGAGATTGATTGCTGTTGCAATTGGATAAGGATCTTTAGGATTTGTTGCTGGAAGAATAGGAGCAGATGCATGAGATGTTGTTGGTGCTCCCCCAGTTCCTTCAGGAATTGTTGGTGATTTAGTTGGAGCATTTAATAATGCTATTTGTGGTGACATGGCTTTGCCACCAGTTTCTTGTGCTAAAACTTGAGCATTTAATTTTTCTTGCTGAACACTAATCATAGTTCCTGGGGAAGATATTTGTGCTACTTGTGGTGGATCACCTGTTGCCCCTCTGCCTTTCATTTTGCTTGATTGATTACCAAGATCCTTAAATTTATCAAACGTATTAATTGTGTTTAATCTTTCTAATGATTTTTCTTCTTTGTTTGCAGGGTTTTCAAAATTTATTGTAAAATCCTTTGATGCATCTGCTGGTGTTGCAAAAGATTTTTTCAAATATGTTTTCATCGCTGGCTCAGACAGTGCATAATCAACCTGACCTTTCCAATCTTTTGCCCAATCTGTGCCTACAGATTTAAACATTGTTTGAGCACGTCCACCACCCAAATTAAATTGAAACAATCCAAAAGAATTAGGTTTTCCATTTTCATAATCTCCCATTGCACCAGAATCAAATCCAGATTCATGTTCAATGTTGTTTAATATTCCAACTGCATGTGTATGACTAATGCCTTTTGAAATTAAATAATGATATATTTCTTGGGCTCGTACTGGATTAGAAATAGGCTCTCCACCAATAAATTGATTTAAATCTTCTTCATCTTTCCCCCGCATCATTCCAGATATTCCAACACCAAAACCCAAAGCCGAAATTAGCGTACCCATTTGACGCTCTTGTTCCATTTCAGCTTGACGTTGCTGCCCTCTTTCTTCAGCTGCTTTAATTATGTCTTGTGTTGTTGCTTGCAATGCTTGCAATTTAGTAGCTTTAGAAATCTCAGAGCTTCTTTGTTGTTCTTCTTTTACTGATTGTCTTGCTTCAATATTTCTACCTTTTATATCACCAAGTATTAGAGAAAATAATCCTGAGAGTTGTGAAGTTAATAAATCAACTCTACCAGTTAATCCATCAACTAATGATTGCAATCTTATCTTTTCTGGATCTTCTTTTAATTGATCTTCCTCATCATTTATATCTATTTCAGTTTTAATAATTCTAAGAAGTCTAGATAAATCATCTCCACCAGAATAGACAGCTCGTGTTCTTTGCACACTTGCAGCTGGAGATGCAGCACCTTCAATTACTGCTTCTCCAGCACCAAAAAACTTACTTGCGTCTATAGCCTTTGGGGATTCTTCATCCATTTTGTTTTTCTGCTTCCTTTTCTTCTATGTATTGTTTTAGAAGTTCAAGATAGGTTTCTCTTTCCCAAGGAATCATATTTTCTATTTCAGTAAGAGAATACTTATGAACTTGCATTAGCGCAAAGTTGATCCTGAAATATGTTTCAAGATCTTCTTTGGCTAGGGCTAGCCGAAAAAATCAGTTAAACCCTCCAGAACGATACTATTCTCTTTTCCAGTGTTAGGATTGACTACTTGTAATGTATGACTCAACTTAGGCATTGTTTTAAAGAACTGTTCAATTTTTTTATATTGCTTGGGAGTTAACTTCTCAACATAATCAATCAGTTCTTTTTCAGTACAGTCAGAAGCCATCCAACAATCTTCTTCATTATAAACGCTTTCCATACATGATGCAATAAGTTTTACAGATCGTTCTACATTCTCTGAAGACTTTTCTGAAACATCAAAGTTGTTTTCAATAAATTGATTTAAAGATGGATATTTCATTTGCCAATGATATCCATTTTCCATATCAATTTTATTGGTATGTCCCTCTAGATATTGAACTTGAATTTCATCTACAAATAATGTAACTGGAACTTCTGTTTCACCATCATCACCACAAGTGATTACAAGTTCAATAGACTCGCCAATAGATTTAGCACGAATATTTAAAAACAAGTATTCAATATCAAACGAAGGAAGTTCTTCAATTTTAATTCCTTTAGTGAGAATACAATTAGACAATACTTGTTTAATTGCGTCAGTAATTTGTTTTGGATTTCTAGATTCTAATGCAATGATTAAAACCTTTTCTTCCTTAACAAGGAATGGTCTATATTTGATCTTCTTTTTATTTGATGGAAGAGTCAAATCATATTGTGGAACAGTATATTCTGGTAATGGCATACTATAAGATCAGTTAAATTTATTTATTAGGCATTACCACGACCAAAATTGGTTGCATCTTGTGATCTTTGTCCAGGACCTTGTGTTTGTTGTGATGGTGTATTTCCACGTATAATTCCATTATTATAATATTCATTTGTCAATGTTCTGCTAAAAGGACTAGTATCAAATGGCTGTGCTCCAGAAAATTCTTCAAAACCTTGCAATGCATTTCCAGTTGGAACATCAGGAACTGTGATAGCACTATGATATTGTTTAACTGCGCTTAAGTTTCTTCTAATGATATATCTACTATAGTTAAAGTTAACAGTAAAAGTTAAAATTTCACTTGCCTGATAGCTTACAGGAGAAACAATAATGTTGGATGGATATGCTTGAATAAATTCATAGCTTAAATATCCACTATTATAACTTTGAATTGTAGTATCATTAACTCGTGTTGTTGTATTTAAATCTTTCTCAAACTTAGTAACAAGAATTCTTTGGCAATAAGTATTTGGATATCTAAACTTCATAAAATTATTTTCATTTCCAGCAACAGGATAATCCTGTCCTGCTTCTGAGGATGTAACAACTCCATCGCCTGAATACAATGGGTTAATAAAATTAATCCACTCTTCAAAAAATCTAATGATCCTATGATTATTGTCAACGTAAAAAGTCATCGTCAATTCGGGATACTGACGAAGAATAGGATATTTTTCAATTACTCCTTGCCTATTTCCAATCGTATCTGTTGTTTTAAAATTAGGACCAGGAAGAACTGTTCCAGCACATAACAGTTCAATTGCTTCAATCGGATCTAGACCATTGGTTGATGCAGTATCATATATTCCAGCAGCTCGCAACCAACTAACTAATCCAGCATTCCCTGCAGCTCTATCGCTTAATGGAAATGCTACCTTGTAGTAACTATTAAGAGATACCTTTGAAAAGGTATTCTTTACACTTTCTATTGGAAAATAAAGTCTTGTATTACTAGACACAAGCTAAATATTTGGGGTATCTATACTATGTATATGTATTATCAAGGGAAATTTTCGCCCAAGAATTATCAAAAGTATAAAGGAGATCCTACAAATATATTTTATAGGTCTTCCTGGGAGTTAGTTTTCATGAAATACTGTGATGAGAATTCAAATGTTTTGGAGTGGGGAAGTGAAGAGATTGTAATACCTTATCGTTCTCCATTGGACAATAGATATCACAGGTACTTTGTGGATTTTTATATTAAAGTCAAAGAAAAAACTGGAGTTGTAAAAAAATATTTGATTGAGATTAAACCAAAGAAACAAGTTATTGGCCCTGTCCAAAATCCTAAAAGAAAAACTCAGCACTGGAAAAAAAGTGTTTTTGAGTATGCAAAGAACACTGCTAAATGGGAGGCTGCAAAAGAGTGGTGTGAGGACAGAATGATGACATTCAAGATTTTGACCGAAGAGGATCTTGGATTATGAAGCCATCAGAAATAATCAAAGATGAAGTTAAAAAAAGATTAAAAGGACAATTTCAAACTCAAGATTGGTATCGAATGAGATTGTTTGAAGAGTTAAATGTTGTTCAAAAAAATTATGATGTTAGTGATAATCTAGATACTTTTGGTTTGGAAGTTGGTAAAGTATACTATTTTAATTACGTTGCAAAGTTTCCAAATCGTTATCCATACTATGATAGATTTCCTTTAGCTATTATTTTAGGTATTGACACTAAGACTGGTTTGATTCTAGGCGGAAACTTTCATTATTTAAATCCATCTATTCGTGGAACATATGCACTGAATGCATTAAAAGCAACAAACGTTTTGCCAGATAAATGTCTTCATTCATATTACCCTCAAGGTATCAATGATATTAACAGAGTTCCTGATGAAGATGTGAAAGGATGTGCTGAGTTTATAACCGAGTATTTTGTCAATAAATACAATCAACAAGTAAAAAATAGTAGAGTTTGGGCGGCATAATTAATGTCAGTACAACAATCTGGTACACAACAATTTATTGTTAGAGATGCGGTAGGACAATACTATACGGTATATACTGATTCAAACACATCTGGTAAAGTTGTATCGGTCATCAATAATTCAACAAGTGAAACTTTAACAAGACAGCAAAGTTCATCATTATTAAATAGTTTAATAATTAGTGATTCTTTAAATAAACAGTTTAGAGCTGCTGGTGGTGTTCATAAAGAATATACAAGCGCAAATAATGTTTTAGCTCCACAGGCACAGTTTGATTCGGAAAGCACTAAGCTTGATAAAGCAATTGCAAATGTTAGCGCCACAGAAAGATCTAATGGGGCTGAATTCCAAGGAAGAAATTTACAAAATATTAATTCATTAGTTGGTAAAAGTCAACCAAAAACATCTGGTGTAATAGTGTTCCCATCAGATTTGATTGTAAAGTCTGAATCTGGAGGAGTAAAATATTCTCAAGACACCATAAGAATCAAAGCATTAAAATATGTTCCTCCGCAACAAGATTTCTTAGAAGGTGTTTTTAATACTGGAAGTTTGTTTACTGAAGGAACAGTATCAAATAATCAAGAGTTTGATAGTTATCAGCAATTAAATGCGTTAATAAAAAATTATGATCAACGTGGAGAGGTTATCTTACCAATGCCATTGGCAGTAAGAGATGCTGTAGGTGCAGAGTGGGGAATTGATACTGTAAATGCATTAGCACTTGGTCTTTACAGTTCTATTCGGAACAAGTATGAAATGGATCCTACAGGAATGGGGACTCTCTTAAGATCTGGATTTAAACAATCTTCAAATTTAGAAGCTTGGGCATCATTAGCATCAGCATATGGAAGTGCTGGAGATGGTGGGCAAATAAGAACTCAAGTATTAAACAATTTAACCCGCGACATTCTTGCTAGTTTAGGACCAGATTTTAAAGTTGATCCTTTAGCTGCATTAGCAAGATCAACTGGTAGTGTTGTAAATAATAATGCTGAGCTGTTGTTTAGAGGACCTAAACTAAGATCATTTGATTGTGCTTGGAAACTTTCACCGAGAAGTGCTGAGGATTCTTTAAGAATTCGTAAAATGATTCGTTGGTTTAAAATAAATAGTTTACCTTATTTAAGTCAAACGGCAATCTTCATGGAGACACCTAATGTGTTTGCCGTTCAATATACAAAAGCAAACAATGAAAGAAATGAGGCATTACCTCAATTTAAACTCTGTGCTCTTGTAGACTTTCGTGTTGATTATGCTCCCGATGGAGTTGGTTGGGCAGCATATGAAGATGATTCTCAACCAATCACCAGTTTAATTATAGCAACTTTCCATGAACTGACTCCACTATTTGCTAATGAATACGCAAAAGTTCCAGAAGGTAGTGTAGGTTACTAATGTCTTACTTCAGATACTTACCCAATGTATATTATCCTTCTCTTAGAAATGAGAGGACATCATCTGGTGACTATACACTGATTAAAAACATTTTTAAACGTGCCAAAATTCGTGATGATGTAGCCAGTATCTTTACTGCATTTAATCAGTATTCAATTGTTGGAGATGAAAGACCTGATAACATAGCAGAACGAGTTTATGGTAGCGCCAAATATGATTGGATTATCTTAGTTACAAACAACATTCAAAACATAAAAGAAGACTGGCCCCTCAGCCAAGCAGATTTAAATTTATATCTTAATCAAAAATACACTCCAGAAGAACTCGCACAGATTCATCACTACGAAACTACTGAGGTTGTCACAAGTTCTGGTGCAGTAGTCATGCCAGCAGGAGTTGTTGTAGATGCAGACTTTGTTGTTAGTTATTCTGATCAAGATACATGGAAACAAAATAATGCCTGTGTAATTTCTGTGTCAAACTTTGAATATGAACTTAGAAAAAATGAAGAGAAAAGAAATATCTATTTACTTAAGCCAGACTACATTAGTGTAATTGAAAGAGATTTAAGATCTGTACTTGCCAATGAACCTTCATCTGAATACGTGGATGCTAAAACGTTGAAGACATTCAATCCTAGAAGAGCATAAAAAAGGGGGCATAAGCCCCCAATTTTTTTAGAACTCTTCAGCGAGTCGTTGGAAGTAACTCAGAGCATCATCATCGTCATCATCAGAAGAGGACGAAGCACTTCGACTCGGAACTCCACCAGACTTTCCCGCAGACACTTCTTCTTGAGTAGGAGCAGGGCTGCGATAATCATCTTCATCTTCAAAAGATTCATCAACTGCAGCAGGAGCAGAAGTGGTCTTTCCAAGAACAACATTCAGACGATCCTTCAGTTGATCGTAGGATTTGAACTGATCATCTGCAACAATCTGGGCAAGAGAATACTCTTTGTTCCAAATAGCTTCCAGAGCATCATCGTCATCGAGAAGAGCAGAAGGACGAGCAAACTCAGAGCTATCGTAGTTCCAATAGCCAGCAACCTTCTTGATCTTCAGTTTGAAGTCAGCACCTTGCCAAAAGTCAAAGGGGTTCAAGGGCTCTTCATCTTCAAACTCAGGCTTCATTGCGGCTTGGATCTTGTCAAAGATCTTCTTACCGTACTTATACAGGAACACACGACCTTCGTTTTCAGGATTAGCAGGATCCTTCACGACATAAATGTTGCTATAGTAAGAGAGCTTACGCTTACGACCACGAGCAATTTCTTTGTTGGCATCAGAACCACTGTTCCAAAGGAGGCTGTTTGCTTCGCAGATGGGGCACTTACCACCAACGCTAGTGAGGCAATTGTCAATCAACCAACCACCAGTTCCTTGGAAGGCATGGTTGTACATTTTCACCCAAGGAATATCTTCTCCATTGGGGGCGGGAAGGAAGCGAATAACTGCATAGCCATTACCAGTTTTGTCTACTTCAGGCTTCCAAAGGCGTTCATCAGAATTGGAAGCACTGCTATTCAGTTTTTCAACTTCTTTTTGAAGTTTGGCAGTCAAGCTGCCAAGGGAGGATTGTTTCTTAAGATTAGAAAAAGACATCGGATAAATCGGATAGGTTGGATGTGGTCTTTGTTAGTCTAACAGCGTCAGCGTTGTTTGTCAAGCGACGCTTCCATGTTGTCAATTTTGTTTTGTAGGAATTTAAAAATTTCCAACATGGTCAGGTTTGCGGGAATGCCCATTCTGACAGCCACAGATTTCATTCTGTCAATCATTGATCTGGCATCGGGATCATCGGACAAAGAAAATCTCATGTATAAGATCTTCTGTTTTTCAAAAAGATCTTTTAATAATTGGATGTGATATTTCTTTTGTTCGTAATCATAATTTGGATATGCCAAGGTGCTCTGCAGAATTCTTTGTTGCAAAGCACCAATGGTTGCAATTTCCTCTTTGACTATTTCAGAGTCAAAGAAATCACTCATCTTCCTTAGCAGCTTCTGCAGGGACTTCTTC